TTTTTAGAAAAAACTATTGACATTTTCATAAGTTATGTTATAATATATACATAAGATAAAGGAAGGGAACACACAAGGTGTGTTAATGGTGATTATTATGTGTCTTTATAACGTAGTTATGTATGATGGAGTTATTAGCTGGGTAAAGAAGTTTGTTCTTAAAGAAAAAAGTGCAAAGAAGGATATTAACAAATATCTGGAAGATACCGACATTGAGGCGGTAAAACTTGATAAATTATATCCTATATCGTTAGAGAACCTTATAGCTTATAAAATAAACGGGGACGCTTCAGAAGTGGATATTTTTAATACGTACATTTTGATGTACGATGAATAATGTTTCACGTGAAACATTTAATAGTCTATACAACAGGCATAAAAAGCTTGTGCCTGTTAATAAGCTATTAAAGCTTAAATAAATTATAAGTGAGGTTAATATTATGATAAGAAATTTAACAAGAGATGGGAAAAGCAGTTATAAGGTTAGAAATTTTAATAGTGCCATTGATTGTGATTTTATGCATTTGTATAAAATCGATAATGGTTGGGGCGCTTGTTATGACCGTGGAATGACACGGTTTACATTTGACACATTTAGAGAAGGACGCAGTTTCTTATTAAGCCTTGCCAGCAGATATTAGTTTATACAACGCACACGCAATGCGTGTGCGTGAATAAGCTAATAAGCTTAAAATAATTAGGAATGGAGAGAACAAAAAATGAGAGTAGACTTTATAGAATGTGACGATATTTATTATACCTCATTTATGGGGTGTGGTACAGAGATTAACAGGCTAATAAAAAGGCTATGGAAAAATACGTGCTATGATTTTTCATTCTGCGAAAAACCAAGATGTAATTCAAGCAGAATATATCAGCTTGACATTACATATAATGATGGCACAAGCAGATATGATGTTTTCTTGTGCGGTCAAGAAACTGTTATTGCTAATCTTATGAATAGCAAGGAAAGAGTAATCAGTACATCATCATATAGTTACGGAGAGGAGACACTTTAATGTTAAAACAAATATTGAATATTTACTATGAAGAAACAAACAGGTTGACAACGAAAGATGAGTTAACAGGGTATTTTTATGCAACCTGCGACATGCTGTACATCATGGTTTCTAACCATGCTATATCACAGTGTGCTTATGAATACCTGTTAAAAAAGACTGAGAAAATCAAATGCATTATCGACTATAAAAAATTTAATGATGTCGGTTACCTGCTCCGCTTAGAAAAAGCAGGTAAACTGTAAATTATTAAATTATACCATGCACATCATTTAATAATGGTGTGTATGAATAATCTAATAATTTCTTAAAATTCTATTTTCTGGTATTTCTGATTAAGAATATTAAATGAAAGAGAGGTAAAAGAATATGTCATACGTTGAAGTAGAGCAAAATGGCGATTTTGTTTTTTTCGCAAAAGATAAAACTCCATTGGCAATAGGGAATAAAGGCACAAAAGATTATCCGTTTATTTACAAGGTGTCAGTATTAAATACTGCTTGTGTATCTGATTATTATTTTGGGTTGGTAAAGGACTTTTTTTCTGAATATTTTGATATTAAAGCAATTTTAGCTTTAGGGAGATATTCACGAAACGAAAATATGTTTCCTTATGACCATGATTTCATAGCAGTGTTAATAAATCCATTTTGGAAACGAATGGAGACATTTACGATTGATAAAGCCTTGAAAATCATAGATGACGCAACATGCCATGGTTTTGAGTTTAAAGTTGAAAACGGTGAGGTTTATTTTAGGGAAATTATGAACAGTCTGTGAACAAAAAGTTCACAAATTGTTAAAATTTAATTCATACTATGATAACATGTCATAAGTATAATTTATTTATAAGTTAAAGGTAATCAAGCAACAGAATATATCGGTTCGAGCCCGACTGGGTAGGTTGGATGACCTATGCGGTAAGTGCTGAGTAGGAAAATGCACCTTGATTATAATTAACTTAAACAATGAAAGAGGGTGATTCCGTTGCACTAGATAAAAGTCTTAGTATTGTATTATAAAACTAAATGCAATGTTTCACGTGAAACATGCACAGGTGATAGCGTGAAAATAAAATGTTTCACGTGGAACATTTAAAAAATCAAAAAAGGAGAACAAAAATGAGAATAACAAGAACAGTAGTCGGAACTACGGCAACAGTATTAACAGTGGACGCTAATACTATGTCGGCAAATAAGGAAATTTTACGCATAACAGGCACTTTTGATAACAATGAAAAGTTGTTAAAGGCTTTAAAGAAAGAGTACGAGGACGGAGTAACTTTTATAACGGCAGTCCTGTCAACTGAGAAGTTTGAGGATTTATACGGACTTGAAGAAAGCGTCTTTATGAAGTACGCAGTCAAGCTTGACCCTAAGACGCGCAAGCCGTTGTGCGAAAAGACAGCAGAGCCACAGGTAGAGCCGACAGCAGAGCCACAGGTAGAGCCGACAGCAGAGCCACAGGTAGAGCCGACAGCAGAGCCACAGGTAGAGTCGACAGCAGAGCCACAGGTAGAGCCTCAGGACGGCATGACAATAACCGCACCTGTCACTGTAACAGAGGTTAAAGCTAAGGCTACAAAAATTAAGAAGTAATAGCAAGACAGCAAATAATATATTAAAAGGAGAAATATATAACTATGAGTAAGGGCACAAACATAAACTACGAGGTTGAAGTAACAGGGTCGAGTTTTGAGAAATTAAGAGGTAGCGATAGACTCCGTTATACAAATTTTACCGCAATGACACATCTTGATGACATTGTGGCAGAAGATGGGACAAAGGAAGTACTTGACATTACTGGGTACGTCCAGTGTCATGTACATAATGAGAAGTCCGACACTCCAGAGTATGATAAGTTAGTTCTGATAGGAGAGAGCGGAGAGCTTTATATAACAGGCTCAGACAGCTTTACAAGGGGATTTCTTGAAATCCATAAAGCACTTACACAGGATTTCATTGAGGATGGTGTAGCACCGGCTGATAGGGTCTATCCTATTTTAGCTTTTAAGTCCCCAAGTAAGAATGTTAAAGGAAAGACTTTCCTTTGCTGTGCAGTTCAGTAGCATAAGATTTAGCATAATAGAAAAATAACCACAAGGTTTTATAACGTACATAAAGGGGACTTGCAAAAGTTCCCTTTTATGTTAAAAGGAGTTGTTAATATGGCAAAACCAAAAATAATAGTCAGACCTAAAAGGATTGTAACAAGAAAACAGAGAAAAGCTATTGTTGATACAAGCTATTTGCTTGATGAAAATAAAAAAATTCATAAAACAACAGATAGTCAACTTGTTATAGCTTCAAATGTTTTACCTACTACGCCCAAAAAGAAAAAAACTAAGAAAGAGTATGTAGGACGTAAAAAGGACAGGAAAAAATCAAGAGAAAAGAAAAAAGCAAAAAGAATACAAGAGCAACAGGACTACTCGAGAAAATCTAAAAAGAAAAAACGTAAATCTCCAAAACCTGTGCCAACAGGTTTTGAAGCTAAACCTGTGCCAACAAGCATTGAAAGTAAACCTACACCAACTGTAGATATTTTTGACCAGATAGAAGATTATATAATGGACATACCAGATAATGTGACAACGTGGAGAAAAGGTCAAAAGGGTTGGGAATGGGTTGATTTAGAGGGCTTTAAGATGGCTTGTGTATCTATTGTCCGCGAATATTCAATGTCCGAAAATCCAGAAATAAAGCAATATTTCATGCATAATGAATATGCAATAAAGGAATCTATAGATGGTTTCCATGAGGCTAGTACTGAGAATGATATAAATGATAAGAAACAAAGATTGTTAAATCTCTTAGCAATGGGTAGAGCTTTAACGTCTGAACAGTTAAATATATTATCTTTATTTGAAAATTAAATGTTTCACGTGAAACATAAGGAAGATTAAAATGGGTACAGCTATTAACACAAAAGTCTTAGTTGGAGATTTTGAGACAACCGTATACGAGGGTCAGCTATCAACAGAAGTATGGGCTTCTGCCGTGGTCGAGCTAGGGTCAGAGGATGTAAAAATCTTTCATTCCATATCAGAAACATGGAACTACTTAATCGCATTAAAATCTAATGTAAATATCTATTACCACAATTTAAAGTTTGACGGCAATTTCTGGATTTCATATTTTAAAACAGTGTTAAACATGCAAGAAGCTTTCATATCTGAAAATGAAGAAAGTACACAAGGGTATTTTCTTAAAGATAAAGAAATGAAAAACAATACCTTTAAATACCTAATATCCGATATGGGACAATGGTATTGTATTACTATTAAGGTGAATAACCGCTTAATAGTAATAAAGGACAGTTTAAAGCTCATGCCTTTTTCAGTTCGTGAGATTGGTGACGCTTTTAAAACTAAACATCAAAAGCTTGACATGGAATACACAGGTTTTCGTTATGCGGGTTGTGAAATCACACCAGAAGAACGTGAGTATATAGCAAACGATGTATTAGTTGTTAAAGAGGCTCTTGAGATTATGTTTAATCAAGGGCATAACAAAATGACAATTGGTAGTTGTTGTTTAAACGAGTACAGAAAGCTATTTAATCTGGACGCACCAGATGACAAATTATATGACAAATATTTTCCCGACTTGTACAGTATGGAACTTGACTGTGACAAATATGGGAGTGACAATATAGGCGATTATATTCGCAAGTCTTACAAAGGCGGTTGGTGCTATCTGGTTAAAGGTAAAGAGCGAAAGCCTGTCGGTAAAGGAACAACGGCAGATGTAAACTCTCTTTATCCAAGTATGATGCACTCCGAAAGCGGCAACTATTATCCAATAGGTACACCTACATTTTGGAGCGGTAACTTCATACCAGATGAAGCCCTCAAAAAACGTAGATACTTTTTCATAAGAATACGAACGCGTTTTTATCTCAAATCTGGTATGTTGCCTTTTGTGCAGATAAAGGGTAGTATTTTATACAACGGAACAGAAGCTTTGACTACCAGTGATTACTATGATAAAAAAACAGACGCTTACTATAAAGTGGTAAAAAATCACTGGGGAGATAAAGTTGATACAATACAAACCTTGACACTCACGATGACCGACTATTATCTCTTAATTAAGCACTATGAACTAGTGGATTTTGAAATACTGGACGGTTGTTATTTTAGTGCAACTATAGGTTTATTTGATAGTTACATAAACAAGTATAAAGAAATAAAAATGAATAGTAAGGGCGCTATGCGAACATTAGCCAAGTTATTCCTTAACAATCTGTATGGAAAACTTGCTTCCAGTACAAAGTCATCTTTCAAAAAAGCGTATGTAAAAGAGGACGGAAGTATTGGCTTTTATAATATCTATGAAGCAGAAAAGCAAGGGGGTTACATTCCATGTGGCTCAGCGATAACTTCATACGCACGTTGTTTTACTATAACGGCGGCTCAACAAAATTTCTATGGTGTCGATAAAGCAGGTTTTATATATGCTGACACTGATAGCATACATTGTGATTTACCACCAGAAGAAATAAAGGGAATTAAAGTTGATAAATCAGCCTTTTGTTGTTGGAAGTTGGAAACGTGTTGGGATAGCGCAACATTCATACGTCAAAAAACATACGTCGAGCATGTAACACATGAGGACTTAGAGCCGATAGACAAACCATATTATAATTTAAAGTGTGCAGGAATGCCCGATAAATGTAAAAATCTTTTCTTGCTTTCTATTGAAGATAAGACTATTGATGAATTGCAAGAAAAATGTAAATCTGGTGACTATAAAGAACTAGGATTTACAGAAGAGTTTGACGAACAGGAAATTGACTTTTTAAAAACAAAAAGGTCAATCAGTGACTTTGATATTGGCTTAAAAGTTCCAGATAAGTTACTTCCAAAACGCATAACAGGTGGGGTTCTTCTTGTTAATACATATTATGAAATGAGGTAGAAACATGCTAGATATACGATTAAACAATTCATTAAAAGTATTAGATAAAAAATTTACAGCTTGTGTTCTTTTGGCTTCATATAAAAAGCCTATAAAGGAATTGTTAATTACTTCTAAAGGTACAGAGTACATTATAAAATTTAGTTATAAAAACATGTACTTTATGTTGAAGTATAATAGCGATTTTATACAATCAAATTTATCAACGGCTATAGTAAACATCATTCAAACAGACATACAAGAAAAAATGGAAAGTGAAGCAAAATGTTAAAGAAAAAAGGTAGTGGCAATCGCAAGATTGTATCACTACCTTTTGTTATATCCTTAATACATGATTGATGTAAGCGGTTAGCACTACCGACAAAAGCTACAGCACTATATCCCAAGTGTGCAATCTGTAGCCATCATACACTAGTCATGTATGGATAACAATTTAATATGAAATCATTTTAAGGATTGCACTTTTGCAACGCAAATCCTTAAATCTAAATGCGCCACGTTCAAAATACCAACGCATATTTGTTATGAATATGTCATTCCTTTTTAACATAACATAATTGATGTTGTGGTCATCAGTGCTGATTGCTATTTTATATGAGAATGTGCTGTCTGGGTTATCATCACAATAAATATAACCGCTTTCGCAATATTCTCTTATAGCATATTCACTGTTAAGATATTTAATAGTAGCAAGGTATCTTGATTTTCCGACAGGCTTTTCAATAAAAGCCGTATTATCATCCAGATAAATGTTTTCCGTGGCATAAGCCGTGTATGAGTTATTTGCAAAAGCCTTGTTAAACGCGCTCTCTTTTTGTAACACGCTTGCACTTTCAACAAAACCCTGTTCAAGAACAAAACCATTCCCTTTTAAAAATTTTGTATCTTTCTTTAATCTGTTACTTATTTCCATTTCAACATAATAAGGATTTATTATTGAAACAGGGTTAGCAACCATATAAACAGGTACATATCTCACCTGCTTTCCACCACCACGCGCAATAGAAGTGTGTACAGATATGAACTTTTTAACTTCATTGTCGCAATAGTGATTACTCTCACTCATAAATTCATCATATAACATTCGGGTGACATCACTTAAAAGGTGTGAATACTTTTTTAATGCGTCACTACTATTTAAAGTTATTGCATATCCGCATGACTTTTCGTTAAGAAATAGTTCGTGATAAATACCTTTAGCTCTACGCTTTGAGGTCATTGTGTATGTAGGAAAAAACAACGATTGTATATCTTTGAAAAATTTATCGGCTACATCATCAAGTTCATAATTATAGCGATAAATTAAGCAAAACTTTTCGCTGTATTTTATCCAACGATTAACACAGTATCGACTAAAGTATACTGTTTTTCCGGCACTTCTATTAGAAGTGCATATATAAATCTCTGGTTTATTTCCGTTAATATCATTTAATGACAATAGCTTTGTACCATCATAGAACTGTTGCATGTTTTCACTTCCTTTATTATAGTAGTCATTTAATTACTTTATTTTATTATATCATATTTCTTGACAAAATGCAATACTGGGTGTATAATAAATTATAGAAATTTAAAAAAGAAAAGAGGTGAGAAAAAATGGCTATTGCAGTTGTTGGCGGCTTCATTGCAATGGATTGTATAACAGGAATAGTCAAGGCTATTAAAAACAAAAACTTTTCATCAAGTATTATGAGAGAGGGCTTATTCCACAAGGCAGGCTCAATTCTTGCAATCGTGTTAGGATTGTTAGCTGATTATGCACAGACGATAATTGACTTAGGCTTTACACTTCCTATTACAATACCTTTGTGCGTATATATTGCCACAATGGAAATAGGAAGCATTATAGAAAACATATCGGCTATCAATCCAGAAATACTTCCAAACAAGCTTATGCAGTTCTTTTCAAAAATCAATAAAGGGGGTGAGAAATAATGGAGCGTTCAAAATTTATTGAATGGTTAAGCGAAAAGGTAATACCTACATACAACAAATACAAAATATTACCATCCTTAATCATTGCACAGGGTATTTTAGAAAGCGGTTGGGGTAATACAGAGCTTGCAAGAGAATATTGTAACTACTTTGGATTGAAATGGTACAATGACAGCGTATGCAAGCCATACGGCGCAGTGAACATGAACACAAAAGAAGAATATGAGGTAGGACATGTTACAACTATCAATGCACCATTTTGTGTGTTTGATACCCCAGAGCAGTCAATTGAATGTTTATGCAAATGGTACACAGAACGTACAAAGTATGCAGAGCTAATAGGCTGTACCGATTATCGGAGAGCTTGCACCATAGTTAAACAGTGCGGTTATGCAACAGACAATGGTTACACCAACAAGTTAATTCGCTTAATTGACGGATATAACCTCACTAAGTATGATGACCTTGTGCTTACATCAACTAAAGGTTGGTACGTGCAGGTTGGGTATTTTGAAGATTACAGCAACGTAGTTGCAATTGTTAATCGCTTAAAGGCAGATGGATATGACGTATACGTTAAACCAAAGGAGTGATAACATGGCAAGGTTGAGCAAAGAAGATTTTACAAAAGCTGTCGCAACAGTAATTGGTGACAGGTCAGACGAGGACAGCTTAAAGTTCGTTGAAGATATGACTGATACATACAACGGGCTTGAAGCAGATAAAAATGTATCATTGACAGAATGGGAGCAGAAATATAATGCTCTCAATGAAACATGGAGTAAACGCTATAAGGAAAGATTTTCCGAAACAATAGAAGAAAAGCAGGAAAAAGAAGATGACAAACCAACACCGTCAACCTACAGCGACTTATTCACATAAAATATGAAAGAGAGGTAAATTTAACATGGCTACAAGACCAAAAGTACAGACACTTACCAACTCAGCGGTGGATGTGTTAAACGTAATAAGAAACAACGCTTCTGTTGATTTCAGAAATTACGTTCCTATCGCTACACCAGACGCAGACAGCATTAAGACAATTGGTGCTATTATTATGGATTACCCATCATTACAGAATGAGTTCTTATCAGCTCTTGTAAATCGTATCGGTCTGGTTATTATTACATCTAAGATGTACAGCAATCCACTTTCAGTTCTCAAAAAAGGTGTACTTGAATTCGGTGAGACGATTGAGGAGATTTTCGTTAATATCGCTAAGCCGTTTACGTTTGACCCAGAAGAGGCAGAGAGCAAGCAGTTTAAGAGAGAAATACCAGATGTGAGAAGTGCATTTCACGTGCTGAACTATAAGAAATTTTACAAGGTTACAATCAGTGATGACCAGTTGCGACAGGCTTTTCTGTCTTGGAATGGTGTCTCTGATTTAATAGCTAAGGTTGTTGACAGCATGTACACGGCGGCTGAATATGACGAGTTACAGGTAACAAAGTACATGATAGCACGTCAGCTCCTTGACGGAAGAATGTATGCCGTTACAATTCCTGAGGTCACAACACCAAACATGAAAGCAGTTGTTTCGGCTGTAAAGGGTGTGTCAAATAAGTTAACCTTTATGAATTCTAACTACAATGTTGCGGGTGTTAAGACGCATACCTTAAAGAATGAGCAATACGTCATTATGAACGCAAGCTTTGACGCAACAATGGATGTTGAAGTTCTTGCAAGTGCTTTTAACATGGATAAAGCCCAGTTTATGGGCAATCGCTTAATGATTGACGGCTTTGGTACACTTGATACTGCCCGATTAGCTGAGTTGTTTGCTAATGACAACACTTATCAAGAGATAAGTCAGACAGAGCTTGAAGCTCTTGACCAGATACCATGTATCTTGATTGACAGGGACTATGTACAGATTTATGACAACATGTACAAGATGACAGAAAAGTACAACGGACAGGGGCTTTACTGGAATTACTTCTATCATACATGGAAAACATTTTCAGTTTCGCCATTCTCACAGGCGGTTTTATTTGTTCCGGCAATTCCAAGCGTTACTAGCGTAACAGTAACCCCAAGTACAGCTACAGTGAGTGTAGGTCAGAGTGTACAGCTCACAGCTAAGGTTGTAACTGAAAACTTTGCTCCCCAGACAGTAACATGGTCAAGTGACAGCGAATTTGCAACAGTTACGGCAGGCGGTTTAGTTACTATTTTAGAGGGTGCTAAAGGTAAAATCACGATTACAGCTAAAAGTACATTTAACCCAACAATATCTGGTCAGTCGGAGCTTACCATTGGTTAAGCAATAAATTTGTTAAGGGTGTATGCTTTTGTGTACACCCTTTATTAAAAGGAAGTGAGTATATATGTATATAGAACCGAACAGTACAGTTAAATTATTAAAGAGTGTACCACTTGATACAAGTTATAGAAACACTGTTGTGTGGGATAACTTAACGGCACAGGTGAATGGGTTTAGTGCTTTTACTAAGCATACACTTTCTAAGCAGAGTTATCAAAGAATTAACAAGGGTGTTTTTCGGTGTGAAAAAAGTGCAGACGCTTGTTATGATTGTAACTATATGATGTTTCAGAATACAGCCTATGGCAATAAATGGTTTTACGCTTTCATTAACAAGGTTGAATATATCAACGACAGTATGTGTCAGATAGTTTTTACATTGGATATTATTCAGACATGGTATAATGAGTGGAGCTTTGAAAGTTGTTTTGTTGAACGTGAGACAGTATCAAGTGATAAATTATTCGAGCATACAGTTCAAGAAAATTTTGAGGGTGATACAATATCATTTAAAACTATTAGAAATATCATATCTAATAAATTGCATAATGTAGATAAAGTATCATTTTTGCACATAGCATGTGTTAGTGAAGCATATATTGGAAGTGGCAATATAACGGCTGGAAATCTACCAGATGACGCACTAACTAATGTAGAAAATTGGTCAACTTTTAAACCTCAAACTATTGGCAATGTATTCAACGCTATGGGTTATTATGTTTTCGAGGACACAAGCACAGGTTTACAGCAGGCTTCATACTTAATTCACAATTACAATAAAGCTAGTAAAAAAGATAGTATTAAAATGATTTATACTATACCCGATTACTGTTTAACAGGAATACAGTGGACTAGTGGTAATTATATATCAACGGACTTTAATAACCCAACAGGCACTATTATTGATATATCATCATTTTTACCCACAGTGTTTGAAGCGGAAAATTCAGAAACTACATACGGTTCGTATGTGCCTAAAAATAAAAAAATGTTTACATATCCTTTTTGTTTTTTAGAATTATCAAATAAAAATGGTAGTTCTCAAATACTAAGACTTGAAAATCTTAGCGGAATTGGTGAAACATTTACAGCTTATTTAGTTGCCACCTTTGGATATATGCCAAACACAAGCATTTTGTGTAGACCGTCATATTATAGCGGTCAATTATCTAATGATAAGTTGGGGGTTTCAATAGATGGTATTCAAATAGGTAATTATACTAGTGATACGTTTATTGACTGGTGGAGCAGAGAGCGGTCATCTTATATAGCAAAATCAGCAAAAACGCTATTAAACTTTGGTATGGGTGTGTCACAGTCAAGGGGCACAAATGAAATTTTACGTAATGAAATATCAACAAGTAAAACTATGGGAAATGACGCTCTTGATTTATTATCAGAGGGTAAACAAATGGCTATTACTTCTGATAGTGTATTAGGCAACTTATCAACATTTAATCAGCTATACGCAAATAAAGATTTTGATTTTACACTTACAGCACAGGTGCTAAGACCAGAAATTGCAAAAACAATAGACAACTATTTTACAATGTACGGATATAGGGTTAATGTTTTAAAAGTTCCAACCGTTAGAAATAGACCTCACTGGACATATATTAAAACAAGAGGTTGTAATATTAAGGGTTCAATGCCCGCAGACGATGTAGCTACTATCGAGGATATAGTTGATAATGGTATAACATTTTGGAGAAATATCAATGAGGTAGGTGACTATTCATTAGATAATTCAATTTAAGGTGGTGATTATATGAGAAAAAGAGTGAGAGAGTTTGAAGAAAGTGCATACAAGAACAGTAAGCTTTATTTATACTATTTTAACAGATTAAAGGAACTTGCTATTAGTATGTTTGAATGGAAAAATTTACCATCATCGGTGGACGCGCGTTTCTTAGAACTTACATTGTTTGACGATGGACAGTGCTTATTCTTTAAAGATGAAGTCATGGGCTATTTATCATTACAATGTACGATAGGTGGAAAGCTTAATGTATATCGTATTCCGATAGATAGGCGTGCATACGCCGCCAATGGCTATCAAAATAGCCTAAACGATACTGATAGCGTTATTATCTATAATAATATGTTAAGAGAAAATACAATAGGTGCAGTTGAAATGTTTGCAAAGAGGTTGTATGACCTTGATAGTATTATAGATGTTAATGCAAATGCTCAAAAAACACCTGTGTTAATTACATGTGAGGAATCACAAAGGTTGACTTTGCAAAATGTTTATATGCAGTATATCGGGAATCAGCCTGTTATATATGCTAATAAAAATCTTGATGTAAATGGTATTAAGGTTTTGAAAACAGACGCGCCATACGTGGGGCAAATGATTTATGAGTTAAAGGTCAATATCTGGAATGAAGCATTAAGCTACCTAGGTATTAGTACTGTTAATAATGTCAAAAGAGAAAGACTTATCACAGATGAAGTGCAAAGAAACCTAGGTGGAACGTATGCAAGTAGATACTCAAGAATGAACATGAGGAAAGAGGCATGTATACAAATCAATAAAATGTTTGGGCTAAAAGTTGACGTTGATTACAGGCAGGACTTTTCGGAACTTGTAGAAAAAGCGGATATTAGCGAAAATAATGAAGATAGTGAGGTGAAAAATAATGAGTAAATATACAACGGAAGTCAGATATATATGCGAAACGTATAGCGGTCTTACTGAAAGCGCAGGATATGATAAAGTTGGCGATGTATTAAACGGAAGTTGGAATAAGGTTTTTGATTTTGACTTTCCACTATTTGATGAAAATTACAGAAAGGCTTTGTGTATAAAGATTTTAAAACATTTTTATACAAGGGAGATAGGTGAGGAGACTGTCGGACTGTGGAAGTTAAGACTTGATACAAAAATGAATGAGATAATGCCTTACTATAACCAGTTGTATGAAAGTGAGACATTAAAAATCAATCCGCTATATACTTTTAACTATCAAAAGACGCATAAGGACAGCGGTGGAGATGTACGAACTATCGCGGAAACAGGGACTAACAGTGAAAGTGTTGAGGGGTCAAATGGCGGTACAAGAAGTACTAAGGAAGATGGGACGCAGAAAACAGTTAGTACTAACGATGGTAGCAATAAAAGAGTTAGCAATGTTACTAATAGTGGAACAAGTACAAGTACTGATAGTGGTAACGATGTGATAACAGGTGATGTTAGCACAGGTAACACTACACAGGGAAAGACGGAAACTGCGGTTAGTGGGAATGTTACTAGCAATAAAGTGGAAAATTTGAAAGATAGATTTTCCGATACACCGCAGGGCGGGTTGACTGGTATTGAAAATAATACTTATTTAACTAATGCTAGGTTAAATGACAATACTGTTAATCAGACCGATACTAACAAGGGTAGCGAACAGAGCGTTAATAATGAGGTTGTAACTGGACAGAGCAACAGTAACCAGAAAACAGAGTATGGCAAGAGTAATGCAAGTACTAATAGTAATGAGGAGAACGGCACTATTACCGATACTATTAGTAGCGGTGGAACTAATGACGTTACTATTGGTAAGACTGGAAGTTTTACAGACGCTTTTACTAATAAGAGTAGCAGAAGTGGTGAGAGCGGAAAGAATGTTAGCGACAGTGTTACTACTACAAGGGAGTATATTGAAAGTGTCATGGGTAGCAATGATACTAGTGATAGTAAATTGTTAATGGAATACAGAGAGACATTTTTAAATATTGATATGATGGTAATAAATGAGTTGAACAACTTGTTTATGAATATATGGTAAAAAGAGGTGAAGTTGGTTGAGTAATAACAGGTATGTAAAAGTTAAACTTACTAGCAGTACTGTTAACGGTGACTTGGGACTAGGTGAGTTTGAACTTGACAAGGAAAATGACGTGCTTAGCGTGGGTAAAGGTAACTTTCCGACAGGCGACATTGTTACTATGAGTAATTCAGATGAAAGAGAGGTAAATAAGTAATGGGCTTTGAGGTTAGGTTGACGGATATTAGAGGAGAGCCACCATTACAAGTTGGTGAATTTTTACTTGATAAAGATGATAATATTTTGTATGTTGGTAGTAAAGATTTTAATTTAAGTAAGAACGGAGGGGCTGAGATAGGTGTTATATGCAGGTTTATTCCTATACCGCCGAAAAGAGCAGTTGTCAGTATTCAAGATAGAAGTAATCTTAATATTGGTGTGGTTGCTAGGGTTATTCCTATTCCTACTTATAAAGCTACTATTAGTGTACAAGATAAAAGCAATATTGATATTAGTGTTAATGGTAAGTTTTCTGAACTTAATAAATATAGTGCTAGTGTTAATATTGAAGATAGAAGTAATATTATAATGAGAGGAAGTGGAAATATTGTTACTTAGAAATTATTATAGTAGTTTAACATATTCGGCAATAGGAAAAAATAATGTTATAGAAGATGTATCTCCAGAATTATCACCGAGATATTCAAGAAGAATAAATGGCGATTATGTATTAGCACCTTTTCCGCAGAGTATTTTAAATACAATCTACCCGTGTGATTTTGCTTATGGCTCAAGAACTCAATCTTATTATAGATTTATAGGTTTTGGAAATAATACAAAAGCAGTTACATTTAATGACTATGCTCCTACATCTTTAGTAGGAGATACAACTATTACCTCTGTACGTGCAACCTCTAATACCACTTATGATGAAACATCAAAAACTTATACGCTTGTTGAAACGTATACATTAACCAATCAAACGTCAAAACAACTTGAAGTAAATGAAATATTGTTAGGTGGAAGAGGTGATTCAGGAAATGAACAGGGTTATATTTACATTACAAGGGATTTGCTAGGGGATAACAGTTTTACAATAGGCGCTAATGAAAGTGTTAAATTTGAATTAACAATTAAATATACTATTGCAGAACCACTGCAATAGATGAATGTGAGGTGATATAAATGATAAATTGTGATAATAAATGCTTACCTTGTGTAAAGGTATTACCAACAGTGTATGATAACAGTTTAAGTTATTACGAGGTATTATGTAAGCTTGCGACTGCTATTGATAATGTTAACGAAAGCATTAGTGATTTAACTAAGAGAGTTGCAGCCCTTGAGGGAAAAGTAAATCAGCAGTAGTGTATTATTGCTTTTAATAGGGAATTTGAATTGCACTAAATAGTGCAGGGCAAATTCCCTA